TGGATATGACGTTTATCAACGCCTACGCGCTGTACTCCACCCACAGCCATACCTCGGAGCAGATGCGCCTGCGCATCATCATCCCGCTGTCTCGCACGGTGACGCCGGATGAGTACGCTGCCATCGCCCGGCGGATCGCCAACGACCTGACGCTGACCCGCTTTGACCCCACAACCTTCGAGCCTGCCCGGTTGATGTACTGGCCCAGCACTCCGGAGGACGGCTACTATGTGTTCAAGTATGAGGACGCGCCGTTCCTCGATCCGGACGAGGTGCTGGCGACCTATGCCGACTGGAAGGACACCTCGTTATGGCCAACCACCCAGCCTGTGGAAGAGCGGATGCACAGTGCGGCGACGAAGGCCGAGGACCCGCTGGAGAAAAAGGGCATCGTCGGTGCGTTCTGCCGGGCCCACACCATAACCGATGTGTTGGAGCACATCCTTTCCTCCGTCTACACCCCGACGTTCATGGATGGCCGCTACACCTACGCTGGCGGCAGCTCCGTCGGCGGACTCGTGGTGTATGACGACAAGTTCGCCTTTTCCCATCATGCGACCGACCCCAGTTCAGGCAGGCTGTGCAACGCCTTCGACCTTGTGCGCTGGCACTTGTTCGCCCCGGGCAGCCGAACCGAGGACGGCACCTTAATCGACAGCGACCAGAAGTCCATTGCCATGATGCGCGAGTACGCCGCCAACGACGAAGCGACTCGGCGGCAGCTGGCCCAGGAGCGCATGGAGCAGGCCGAGGAGGATTTCAACGATGTACCCACAGACGAGCCAAACGACGACTGGCAGTCAGATCTGAATGTGGACAAGCAGGGCAAGGTGAAAGATACCCTGGGCAATCTCGCACTGATCCTGCGCAACGACCCTCGGCTGAAGGACATCTCCTACAACATCCACCGCAGCGGCATCGACATCCGGCACGACCAGGACGGCAATACCACACTCCCGTGGCGACAGATCAAACCCGGCTGGACGGAGTCGGATTTGGGCTCGTTGCAGATCTACCTGGAGCGTGTATATGGTTTATACACGCCGACGAAGCTCAAGAGTATCCTGCTGGCCGTGGCAGCGGAACGGGCCTATCATCCCATCCGCGACTATCTGGAAGCGCTGCCCGAGTGGGACGGCATACCCCGGTTGGAGCATATATTCACAGATTACCTCGGTGCTTATGATACAGCCTACAACCGCGCTGTGGCCCGGAAGATGATGGTTGCCGCCGTCGCCCGCGTGTATCAGCCCGGAGTGAAGTTCGACAGCGTCGTGGTCCTGGTCGGCCCGCAGGGCATGGGCAAGTCGTCCTTTTTTGCCAAGCTGGGCGGCAAATGGTTCTCGGATTCGCTCACCATCGGCGACATGAAGGACAAGGCCGCCCCGGAAAAGCTGCAGGGCTATTGGATTCTGGAGCTGGGCGAGCTGGCCGGGCTCAAGAAGGTCGATGTGGAGACGGTGAAGGCGTTCATCACCCGCCAGGATGATAAATTCCGGCACAGCTACGGCTATAGCGTGGAGGATCATCCCCGGCAGTGCATCATCGTGGGCAGCACGAACAACAACGATGGTTTCCTCCGGGACATCACCGGCAATCGCCGGTTCTGGCCGGTGACCTGCTCGACCAATGCGCCACATCGCCCGTGGGAGGTGGGGGAGATCGTGCCCCAGCTGTGGGCAGAGGCTTATCATTACTACCAGGAAGGTGAACCACTGTTCCTGACCAACGAGCTGGAGGTCGTGGCGAATCAGGAGCAGGTGGCCGCGCTGGAGTCCGATGTGCGCGAGGGCATGATCGCGGAGTACTTGAATGCGCTGCTGCCCGAGGATTGGGATAGCATGGATATCTCCGAGCGCCGCGCCTTCCTGCGAGGCGATATGCTCACAGCAGGCAATCGAGTGGGAACAGTCAAGCGCACGGCAGTATCCGCCGTGGAGGTGTGGGCAGAGTGCTTTGGACGCGACCCGGCAGCAATCCGGCGCTCGGATACCTACGACATCTTCGGCATGCTGATGAAGATTGGCGGCTGGGAGAAGTACACCGGAAACAAGAACGGATTGATCCGTCGCCCGCCATACGGTCCTCAGCGGTGCTATGTGAGAGCTGCGGGTCAGGTCCAGTCATGAGAGGCGGTAGCGTTCTAATCGATGGTTACAAACTCCCGGTAATGACGGATTGAACGCTACAGAAGGAAACGGGTACATTTATGTGGGCCTATTTAATAAGAAAGAATATCAGCTGTAACCTTGTAACTGTCTCTCTTTATAGAGTTATTGGGATTACTAGAAAAAGAAAACAGGATACGCCCGTATAAGCGCATATGCACACGCGCACGCGCGCGTGAGTGTGTCCAGAGAAAAGGAATTCTATTCCGGCGCTTGTACTGAAGATCACTTATGTGGATGCAAAGTATGGATTGTCGTTGCCAAACTTTGCTACCGCATAAGGGATCAAGGGGCAGACCTTACAAGATAAAAAGGGTTGGAGGTGATTATTTGCCCGAGAAAACACTTCTGAACGAGAAAGACCTCCACGACTACCAGAAATTCTGTGTGGACTTCGTGGAGGGCAAGCCCCAGTGTGCGCTGTTCCTGGACTGTGGCCTGGGCAAGACGGTGATCGCGCTGACGGCGATTTCACATCTGCTGTACGACAGCTTCGAGGTCAGCCGCGTCCTGATCGTCGCGCCGCTTCGCGTGGCCAGGGACACCTGGATCGCGGAGCTGGACAAGTGGGAACACCTGCAGGGGCTTCGTATGGAGCGCGTGATCGGAACGGAGAAGGACCGCATCGCGGCGCTCTCCCGGCGGGCAGAGCTGTATGTCATCAACCGGGAAAATGTGGAATGGCTGGTCAAGCACTACGCCGGGCGACGGCTTCCCTTCGATATGCTTGTGATCGACGAGCTGTCGTCGTTCAAGAATTCCAAAGCCAAGCGGTTCGTCGCCTTGAAGCGCGTGCTGGGGCAGTTCACCCGCGTGGTGGGTCTGACCGGCACACCTGCTCCGAACGGTCTCGAAGACCTGTGGCCTCAGATATTCCTGCTGGACAAGGGACAGCGCCTCGGTCGGACGATGCGGACGTACATCGACATGTTCTTCACGACGCCGAACAGCTGGCTGCCCTACAAGCACGAGCTGAAGCCCGGCGCGGAGGAACAGATCTACGAGCGGATCGGCGACATATGCGTGTCCATGAAGGCCAGCGACCATATTCAGATGCCGGACCGCATCGACAATGTGGTGGAGCTGAAGCTGTCGCCGAGGGAAGAAAAGCTGTACCGCCAAATGGAGCGCGACATGTTGCTGCCCTATGCGGACGGCGACATCCTGGCGATCAACGCCGCGACACTGGCCGGGAAGCTGCTGCAGCTTGCAAATGGGGCCTGCTATGATGAGTTTCACAATGTGCGCGTCATCCATGACCGGAAACTGGATGCCCTGGAAGATTTGATTGAGGCGGCGAACGGCAAGCCGGTGCTGGTGATGTACACCTACCAGCACGACCTGGCCCGTATCCAGGAGCGCTTCGGCAAGTACAGTCCTGAAAAGCCTGACGGTGTGCGTGAGCTTAAAACGGCAGACGATATGGCGGACTGGAACGCCGGGAAGATCAGCATCGCCGTGACACAGCCGGCTTCCACCGGTCACGGCCTGAACCTCCAACGTGGCGGATCGACCATCGTGTGGTTCGTACTTAACTGGTCGCTGGAGCTATATGAGCAGGCAAACGCCCGGCTGTGGCGGCAGGGCCAGAAGGACACTGTCGTGATTCACCACCTGGTGGTGAAGGGCACGATGGACGAACAGGTCATGCGGGCCTTGCATGACAAGGCCGCCGATCAGAACGCGCTGCTAGCGGCGGTGAAGGCCAGGATCAAGGAGGCGGTGTGATGCTGGAGAGGGACATTATCATAGCCATCAAGATTTATCTCGCGTCGCTGGGCAGCGACGTTTTTTTCTGGAAAGAACACGGTGGGCCCTATGGCACCTCCGGGATTCCGGACATCATCTGCTGCTACAAAGGGCGGTTCCTCGGCCTGGAGGCCAAGCTGCCCGGCGGCAAGCTTACGGCGCTACAGCGCCGGGCATTGGACAAGATCAATGCCGCCGGTGGTATCGGGCGGCGCGTGGAAAGCGTGGACGATGTGAAAGCCATAATCGCACAGGCTGACGCTGAGGCCGCAAAAGCCAACGATACGGACTTGTGTCCGGGAAAGTGAGTACGTTCATGGAGAAGAAAGTGTATGAGCTGAAGGTCGATCCCGAGCTCCGGGATCTGATACCGCCTCTTTCGGAGGAGGAACATCGCATGCTGGAGGACAGCATCCTGCGGGACGGCTGTGACACCCCGCTGACCGTGTGGGACGGCACCATCGTGGACGGTCACAACCGCTACGAGATCTGTGTCCGGCACAACATCCCCTTTGCCTATGAGGAGCGACACTTTGAGGATCGGGATGCCGCTGTTTTCTGGATGCTGGAGCATCAGCTGGCGCGGCGGAATTTGAACAGCTACCAGAGGTCGCTCCTTGCGTTGCGGTTCGAGCCGATGCTAAAGAAGGTCGCCAAGGGCAACCAAGGAAAGCGTAATGATCTTGATGCTAACTTCCGGCTCAATTTAGCCGGAAGTTCCACGAGCTACTCTGCGGAGAAGATGGCAGAGCTGGCCGGTGTATCTCCGGCGACGATAAAGCGGGTGAAGAAGATCGAGAAAGAAGCCGACGAGGAGACGAAAAAACAGCTTCGAAAGGGCGACACGTCGATCCACAAGGCGTACACCGAGATCATGAACAAGGAACATGAAGGCGAGACCCGTGTATGTGAACGTTGCCAGCAGGAGAAGCCCTTTTCTGATTTCCGCCTGCCCTCCAACCGGAAGAACGTCAGCCCCATCTGCAAGGAGTGTGAAGCGAAGGCGAAACAGGCCGCGAAGCAAGCGAAGATAGCAGCTTCCCTCCCTGTACCGCCGGAGATCAGCGGCATCGGCATCAAGGACGGCCAGACTGCGCACATCAGCCTCGGCCTGCCGGATGACCCCGCCATGTTTGAACAGATGATCGCGCTGCTGCAGCATGCCCAGGATGCCTATATCGCCGCGTTCAAATCCACCATCGCACAGTATCGTCCCAGCATGATCAGTGAGGATCACACCAACATGATCGTGGAGATGATCGACAACATCGCCAACGACACCGAAGAAATCCTGAACACCCACCTGAAGGAGGTTGCGGAATAATGAGCCGAAAGAATCGTAATGGCCAGCGACA